ACAGGTCGTCAGTTAACGCACTACACAGTTTTAGCTGACAAACTATTCACATATGGTAACGGTACACTAATCAATTATCTAGCAGCTGGTTCAGACTATGAAAAATTAGTTTTAGCTATCGAGCAAGTTGGTTCAATCGAACTATTAGGTGCTCCAGTAGCTGGTAACACATTCCGTGTTGCGATCTCTGGTGCAGCTCCAAGTGCTAACGTTGGTTACTCAAGTCTACAAGCATTTGCTAACGCTAACCCATTTGGTTCAGGTGCTGGTGTATCAAGCTGCTTGATCGCTGCATTCACATACTAATTTCTACAGTTAGTAAATGAACTTAAGAAAGGCACTTTTTTAGTGCCTTTTTTATTGGCTATAAATACCTTGTGGACACTCAACAATATCTCTATCAAGGTTTTACTCTAATAGATATAACCCCAACGGGAGTTATCAACTATTCGCCTCAGAACGAATTCAAACGTAATCAACAGCGCAACTGGGAAACGGTTCAACAGATTCTAAGTCTACGCACACAGCCCACTATACTAGAAACTGATAATTTTGTTGATGATATTATTAAGTATAACTTTGGTATTAAGTATCAAGGTGAGCATAAGATCTGGACCTTTAGGTTTGGGGTCGACTATGCAGATATCTATCAAGAAGGCCCAGATAAATTTGGTTTGGTTAAATATGACTTTAGAATAACTCCGGTAATATTAGGTCTTACAGAAACAGCTATTCCAGAAATTGCAGTGTTTATCTCAAAAGGCGCATGGAATAACATATATTTTAAATCAATTGAAGAATAGGTTAAATATATTAGATGCTCAAAGGCATTCATTAAGGCACACGTTAAGGCACACTATCAAGGCTCATACAAGACGGCATCGCTAACTAGGGGAGCGAGATGGCCAATCCATCAAAAATTGAGAAAGAGAGTCTAGAAGCCCACGTTGAGATCTGTGCCGTTAGGTACGCAAACTTGGAAACTAAACTAGAAAACTTAGAACATCGTATGGACAAACTTGAAGGCTACCTAGTGGGCATTAAGGACAGTCTGGACGAAAAATTTGAAGGTCGCGGCAAGCAAAGCGTCAGCGTCCTAGTCAGCATATTGGGTGTAATCCTAGCAGGACTTATTGGATTTATCGGACACGCCCTCTTCAAGTAACATAAATAGTTACATGAAGATCGTAGAACTATACAACAATTTACAACTACCTATTAACAACGAAGAAGCAGAATTGCTTGAACGTTTTATTGGTGCAACTCCCATAGCCAAAAGTCACCTCAATGAGCGTGAGCAGTTATTGGCTAATCAACTAACAGTCAAAGACGTGCTTCTACGAACCAATGAAGATGGCAAAATCTACTATAAAAAACGCACCGGTTGAGTTCGATGTTGAAAAGATACAGCGTTTTACCCAACAAGAACTAGCCCGATTAACCAATATCCCCAGCGAGTTACCTTTTTGTTATCAATTAGGCACTGATGTTCTCGTAGGCCGATACAAGGTCCAAAAGGTTGATGATCGCTGTTGGCGTGTGATGTCAAATCATCAACAGTTGTTTGATTTTTTCAATCGCAAAGATGCTATCTATTACTGCATAGCCCTGCATAAACAGCAGACACAGTTGGCTCGAGACATACAACAGTGTGACAGCCTATTAAATAAGCTAGAGTTTGATGCAGCACTATATCGTCTACGCTATAAAAAAGCTCAGGCTAAATCTGATGATTGGGCAGAAGAATATTATTCAGCACGTTACACAGAAACTATGGATCGCATAGAACAAGCCAAAAAAGAATTAAAGAAATCTTTAAACTTGGCTAAATATATTAAACTGTAATTAGGAATTTAACCATGAAACTAGCAGAAATGTCTACAAAATCAACAAAAAGAATTAACAAAGTTATGGAAAGCCGTTTTGGTTTTGCTATTAACTTTGATGACTTAACTGTTGAACGTGCAGAAAAATTAAGCGAAACTATCGCTGCGAATTTAGACAAAATTCGTCACAGTGTAGCACTACACACAGCAGAAACAAATCCACGTTATATGGAATTGTTAACTGTGCAAGAAGGCCTAAACACATGGCTAGAACAACAACGCACTCAACTAAATGAAGGCGAAGTAGGCAATGCAGAAGTTCTATTAGCCGCTAAAGACATGGTAGATTCAGTCCAAGACGCTATTGAAAAAGTAGGTAAGATGCAAAACGAGCAACTACCACAATTACTAGATAGTATCCGTGATCAAATTGGTAGTGAACAAGCTGAAGCATTCAAAGGTGCTGTAGGCGAAACATTAAACACACTAATGCAAAATTTACAAGCAGCACGTGAAGGTGTTGACAATGGTGTTCGCGTATTGTCAGGTGAGCAAGTTGACCAACCAATGGATTTGGGTGGTGATCTTGGTGGTGATGCAGGTTTGCCTCCAGCACCAGGTAGCGATCTAGATGCTGACGAAACTGATGGTTTTGCGGCCACTGATGCTGCAGTTGGTGGTGCAGAAGAACTAGGCCGCGAACGTAGATAATCGTGCGTTTAAATGAATTTCAACACAGTCCAAAGAATACTCCAGAGTCTAATTTATTAACAGCTCTGGAGCTTATCCAACATCGCTACAAAGACAAAGAAAAAGTTCCAAACGTTAGCACACAAAGTCTTATCAATCTAGTGCGCAATACCGATCGTACCTTTGATTATGAAGCACTAGCGCAGGCTAACCAAACTAACCCAGCAGTAAAAAATCTAATTAAAAGTTTTAACAAAGACGTAATCGAACTGACTCCAATACAACCAGCAGACGACGAAACAGAAACTACTACCAACGTTGGTGATGAAACTACTGATGCTCCAGTGGACACAGTTGCAAACATGGCCAAACGTGCGGCTAAAAATCGCGGCGCCGCAATTTAATCAAAACCATTGACATAACGCACTAAATACTGTAGTATTTTAGTATACTATTGGAGATTTATAATATGGCTTATTCAGAAAAAGTTCTAGACCATTACGAAAATCCTCGTAATGTGGGCACCTTGGACAAGGATAGTCCAGATGTAGGAACAGGCATGGTAGGTGCACCAGCCTGCGGTGATGTAATGAAACTACAGATCGAAGTGCATGAAGGAATCATAACAGATGCCAAATTTAAAACGTATGGTTGTGGCAGTGCTATTGCTAGTAGTAGCCTTGTCACCGAGCTCCTCAAGGGCAAGACGCTGGATGAGGCTCAGACCATCAAAAACTCACATATCGCAGAAGAACTTGCATTACCGCCCGTCAAGATACATTGCTCAGTGCTTGCAGAGGATGCGATCAAAAGTGCGATAGCAGACTATAGAAAGAAAAATGAAGAAGTCACTCATTGAAAGTCCTTGCATATCAGTCTGCCGCATGGAAAACGAAGTCTGTGTGGGCTGTGGCCGCACAGTAGATGATATAGTCAATTGGTATGATATGACTGATGATGAAAAGCAAGCAGTATTAAACAGACTAGAGAAAAAAGAAAAAGGTTGGTTTAAATAATGGATATGATAACATTAACCGCTAACGCCGCAAAAAAGATGCAAGATGCATTGTATAACCGCGGTCGCGGTATTGGTATGCGCATTGGCGTTCGCACCAGTGGTTGCAGTGGCTTTGCCTATATGTTAGAATTTGCCGATAAAACTTTCGAAGGTGATCTTGAAATACTAGATCGCGGTATTAATCTCGTCATCAATAAAAAAGATCTAGTATATCTTCAAGGTATGCAGATTGACTACGCTAAAAAAGGCCTCAACGAAGGCTTTGAATTCTCTAATCCCAACGAGAAAGCACGTTGCGGCTGTGGGGAATCATTTACTGTTTAGTCTCAACCCATTCTAATATTGGATTTACTATCTCATCAAATATGCGTTGTTTAATCAGTTCAGTATTAAAAAATAATGAGTGATTATGCTGTAATTTATCTAAGGTAATAGAATCATACGGTACCTTATTGAAAAATTTTATATTGTCAATTATGATTTTTAATCTATTATCTATAGAAACTCGATTATCGTAATCTTCATTGAACAAATTTGTAAAAGATTCAAATCCTTGATTATGTAAATGATTTAATATTCCCTTCTGCCCCCATATAATAAAAGGGTGAAAAAAAGCAATCGGTTTATATGTTTTTTCAGTGGCATGCATTGATGAATCATCATTTATTAATGTTTCAGAAACTAAACTAAAATATGTATTGTTATACCATTCGGGATTAAAATATCGTTGGTGTTGTCCGGTTGCTCCTTTCCTAGCAGGAAACAATGGAGGTAAATCATCGGGAAGATATTTGTCTAATCGTTCAATATAACTATAAATTAGATCATCTAGATGATCCGAAACCGCCTCAAATAATAATTCGTGAGATTGTTTAATTAATCCCATTGGCATTAATGCAAGTTTATTATATGATTTGTTTGGAACGTATAAATTATAGTTTAATGATTTATATAACAGAGATTCATTATACCAAAACCAATTTGGTGTCATTAGTGTCATTGAATTTGATAGATTACTACCTGGAGGAATACCCCATAAATTGTCTATCAATAATTTATAACCTTTTTGATATAAATCATGATACCAATCTATATTATCAAGTCTATGAAGAGTTATTACTAATAATGTGTTATTTTTATCGTATGTTTTTTTACTGTCATAAAATTCTATATCGAAGTATTCAAACATTATTGATTGAAAACTTAATTGGTGAAAACTAGTATAATCGATATTCGATAAAAGCAATTTGATCTTTTTCATATATGTATTTACATGTCAAAGAAAGTACTATATACTATTAATATGCTTATTCAAAAATACAACTATACCCCTATTAATCGTGACACTGTAGAAGGTAAACGTTTATATACTTTACCCGATGGATCACGTGTTCCTAGTGTTACTACAATCTTAGATCGAACTAAACCACAAGAGAAGCGAGATGCTCTTGAGAATTGGCGTAAACGTGTAGGAACCCAACAAGCCCAACAGATCACCACAGAAGCCGCCAGCCGCGGAACACGTATGCACAAATGGTTAGAAGACTATGTGCGTAATGATCGTGAAATGGGCACCCCAGGTACTAATCCAAATAGCCAACAGAGTTATGCCATGGCACAAGAAATCGTAGAACATGGACTTAAACATGTAGATGAAGTATGGGGCATAGAAGTACCTTTATACGTTCCGGGCCTGTATGCAGGCACAACAGATGCCTGTGGAGTATATAAGGGTAGTCCGGCAATTATCGACTATAAACAGACTAATAAACCTAAGAAAACCGAGTGGATTGAAGACTATTTCCTTCAATTATGCGCCTATGCTGCCGCACATAATGAAGTCCATGGTACAGACATTAAACAAGGTGTAATCCTAATGGCAGTAGCACCTAAACTCCTAGAAGACAATACCTTTGCTAGGCCAGAATTCCAAACTTGGACGGTTAGTGGTAACGAGTGGACGATCTGGATGGACCGTTGGTTTGATAGAGTTGAGCAGTATTATAAGTTAGCATAAATATTAGATATTGAACTAAGGTGATAACATGGCTGTTTTAGAAGTAGCAAAAATACAGGTACGTAGTGGACTCCAGGAAAATCTTCCTGCATTAGACACAGGTGAATTTGGTTGGTGTGTTGACACTCAACGATTATTCATTGGTAAAGGTACACTAGCAGAAGGTGCTCCACAAACTGGGGTTACTGAGATTTTAACAGAATATAGTATTGGACTAATTAATGTTGGGCTTGCTGGGGTAGAAGCTAATGTTGCCAATCTGCAGACTAGTGTCA